TTGGTGGAAAAGGTGGTGCAGCAATGGCTCAAGAACCTCAAAAACCTCAAGGTTTGCTAGGTGGCCTGCTTGGTGGGCAGGGCATAGGTGAGCGTCTAGGGCTAAGCCCAGAGTTCAGCGATAAACTTGCTATGGCGGTCATGGCTGGGTCAGGTGATGCGCGGCTGCAACCGCTTATCCAGCAGCGTGCGGCGGGCATGAAAGAGCGTAGGGCTGAGACTAAAGAGCTAAAGAGAAGAAACAAAAGTTTAGACTATTTAACGAAAAAAGCTGATGCGGGAGATGACCTTGCTGCGCAATATTTAGGCGTCATATCAACGGGGGCTGTAGATGCTGGTTCTGGCTTAGCTTCTTATTTAAAGGCCTCAACAGCTACTGACAGTTCCTCTTCTGCGTTTGGGGAGAAGTTTAATATTTACAAGAAAGCCATGCCAGATGCGTCCGACATGCAAATTCTTGAAAAGATGAACGAAAAAGACTTACCTGCAACATTTGAGGCGCTGGATATGACTGCGCGTGCGGCAGGATTTAAGCCAAAAACTGAAGGTGGCGATGGCCAATATGAAGAATTTATGGCTGGTCAAGGCGCAGGGTTTAAGAGGGCAGCACAGAACCTTGCAGACATGAATTTTGAGCAACTGCAGGAATACACCAAGACGCTTGGAAAAGCGGATCGCACAACAAAACTTATAGACCAGATTAAATCTAGCCAATATTTAGATGGCGTCCTTGGCCGCGTTGAGGGCAAGATACCAGTCTCATCTTGGCTGAGCTTGGGCGTATTTGACCAAGATGAAACGGACTTGATCCAGTTGATTGATAACTTGGAAAACAGTGTTTTCTTGGAAGCATTCCAAGAGCTTAAAGGCGGCGGTCAAATTACCGAACTGGAAGGTGAAAAGGCGCAAAGAGCCATTGTCAACTTAAACAGAGATCGCAGCAAAAAGGCATTCTTAGACGCCCTTGATACTCTACAAAGTGTAATTGATGCTGGTGTTGGTAGGGCAAAAAGAGGTGTGTCTGTTAACAACCCTTACACCAAAGATTTGGTTGTCGGCGGCAATGGTGGAAGCGCTAAGCCAGCAGCTTCTGGTGAGCGGGGTGCAGCAAACCAGCCCGTAGTTATTGACGGTTACAGTATTGTTAAGGTGGAGTAGTGATTGATGGCAACTTTTGAGATCACTGCCCCTAGCGGTGATAAATACCGCATCACAGGCCAGACCGCAGAGGGCGCTTACGCTGCACTTATGAAAATGCTGGGTGCGCCAGCGACAACAGAGAAAAAGCCATCACTTAAACTAGGCTCTTTACGAGAGAATATCATTGGTGATGGTGAGGTTGACACTGTTGGCGAATATATAGGCGAAGCTATACAGTCCGCTGGGGCTGGGATGTTGCGCGGCATACGAGGGGCGCTTGAGCTACCTGAGATGGCGGGGAGGCTTGGTGTTCGCGCTGGGCAGGCCGCTCTTGGAGCTGAAGCCAGAACGCCTATACTTGACACCGCAACGGGTAGAGCGCTGACATCTGGGTACGAAGCCGCTGCATCGGCTATTGGCGCTGATCCTAGCGGTATAGAATACAAAAGCCCAACAACCTTGGGTCAGTTTGCTGGCACAATTGGAGAATTTGGCGGCGGGGGCTTAGGCCTTGGCGCTGCTGCAAAGGGTGTTGCAAGGGCTGCGGGCGGACAGGCCACAAGGGTCGGGCGCGGCGCGGATGTTCTCGCTAAGTCTAGCCTAGGGCCAAGTTTGGAGAGAACCGCAATTACGGCGGGGGCTGGTAGTGAATTAGCTGGTCAGGCCACAGAGGGAACAGTGGTAGAGCCTGCGGCGAGGTTAGTTGGGGCTTTTTTGGCTCCTGCGGCGGTATCTGGCATTAAGAATAAAACTGTTCAGGCTTTCCAGAAAAAAACCACAGACATGCCCGCGCTTGATATTCAGAGGGCATCAAAGAATGCTGCGTATAAGGCGTTTGAGGGGGCTGGAGGTAAGGTTAGTGTTAATATGGACGATGTAGCTGCAGGCTTTGATCGGTTGGTGGAGAATGACGATATGTTTATCGCGTATTCCCGCGATGCCGCTGGAAGCGAGTATGTTAAGGCCGCGCTGGACGCGATACAAAAGCACGCTGGTAAGGAGTTTAACTTAGCGCAGTTGGATAAGTTGCGCTCTGGCATGGGCAGTATCTACAAGCAGAGTGGATTTGACCCAAGAGTTCGCTTTTTGCGCGATAAGCTGGATGACATAATAGACCGCGCCCCAGTTACCGCTGATGGAGATGCATCTGCCTTATTGAAGGTTGCGAGGGCTGAAAATAGAAAATACCGCAAAATAGAGGCGTTTGATGAGGAGATGCTTAAAGCAGAATTAGGCGCAGCATCAAGTGGCTCTGGCGGCAATATCGTGAATAGCTATCGCCGCGCAGTAAAGAGCATTCTTACAAGCAAGAGCAAGCGTGCAAAATTTGATCCAGACGAATTAGAAATCATGCAAAAGTTTGTTGAAGGCTCTATGGGTGAAAACTTTATGAGACTTGTTGGTAAATTGTCACCTTCTGGCAATGGCCTAATGGCGGCATTAAATCTGGGCGCTATAGTCAATGACCCTCGCATGGCCGCTGCCACTGTTGCTGGCATGACTGCAAAGTCAAGAGCCGACAAGAGGGCAGTCCAATCTGTTGAGGGCATTAGGGATATGATAATATCTGGCGTTAAGCCAAGTCAGAGAAAAGACATTGATCAGGATATTCGCGTCCTACTGGGCCTAACGCCACAAATACCGCAGGAGTAACACATGCAGCCACAAGCAAAAGACAGACGCGAGATTGAAGGTATCGTTCAAGACGCTATGGCGCAGGCTGTAGACTTTGTTGAGAGCGAAATCACAGATGAGCGCATCAAGGCTCAGCGCTACTTTGACGGTCAAGTTGACATAGGCTACGAGGATGGGCGCAGCAGGGTTGTGGCGACTAAGGTGCGCGACACCATTCGCTCAGTCAAGCCAAGCATCATGCGCGTATTTATGTCTACGTCCAAGCCTGTTGAGTTCCTGCCAAAAGGCCCAGAGGATGTTGCTGCAGCAGAGCAAGCTACGCAGTATATTCACTATGCATTCACTAAGAATGACGGGTATCGCGTGCTAAACGATGCGATCCACGATGCGCTGATTAAGAAAACAGGTATCGTCAAAGCATATTACGAGAACAGCTACAAAGCTGAGATATTTACGTATGACAATCTGACAGACCAAGAGTACATGCTGCTTGTCTCTGATGATGACGTAGATGTGATTGAGCATGGTGTAGAGATGACCATGAGCATGGATGAGTTTGGCGCAGAGATAGAAGCACCAATCCATTCGCTGAAGATCAGCAGACAAATACCTAACGGGCAGCTACGCCTAGAAAGCGTACCGCCTGAAGAGTTCTTCATTAACTCACAGGCCCGCAACATAGATGATGCGTATATCGTAGCGCACCGCACAGAGATGCGCGTGGGTGAGCTTGTGGAGATGGGTTATGACTTTGAGGACGTATATAAGCTAGATGGCCTATACGGCGCATCAGACATCTCTGAAGCTGAAACTATAGAGCGTCAGGGTTACTCACAAGACGACTACGAGGATCAAGAGGGCGATCCTGCGATGCGCTCTGTGGCAGTCACAGAAGCCTACATGAAGATTGACGTGGATGGCACAGGTGTACCAGTTCTACATCGCTTTATTTGCGGCGGCACAAGCTATCAACTGCTAGACATGGAGCCTTGGGATGAGGTGCCATTTGCAGTGTTTGAGGTTGACCCAGAGCCACACACATTCTACGGACGTTCTCTTGCGGAAATCATTATTGATGACCAAGACGCAGCAACAGCAATTCTGCGCGGTGTGCTAGACAACGTAGCTATGACGAACAACCCTCGCATTGGTATTGTTGATGGTGCGGTTAATATAGACGATGTGCTGAACAACGAGATTGGCGCAATCGTGCGTATGCGTCAGGCAGGCGCGGTACAGGAGCTTAGCGTTCCATTTACTGCGGGCCAGACGCTAGGTGCGCTGACCTACATGGATCAGGTTGTAGAGAACAAAACTGGCGTATCTCGCGCATCTATGGGGCTAGACCCAGATGCTATGCAGTCAACCACAAAGGCTGCAGTGCAAGCTACAATCCAATCACAAGCTGGTCAGATTGAGGTGATGGTGCGTAACCTTGCAGACGGTATGAAACGTCTATTCGGCATCATGCTACGTGCAGCAATCAAGAACACAGACGAAGAGCAGCTTGTGAAGATGGGTGGGCAATTCGTGCAGGTTGATCCTCGCGTGTGGCGCTCAGACATGGACATTGGCATCAACGTGGGTCTAGGCACAGGCCGCGAAGAAGAGAAGATGATGGCGTTGCAGCAAGCCTTCCAAATCCAGCAGCAAATTTATACGCAGTATGGGCCATTTAATGGCATGGTGAGCTTGACGAACATACGCAATACGTTGTCTGATATGTTAGCTGCTGCTGGCATTAGAAACTCTGACAGATATTTTGCTCCAATCACGCCAGAGGTCGAGCAGCAGCTACTTCAAATGCAGCAGCAGGCGCAGGCTCAGCAAGCTCAGGGTACTGACCCTAACCAAGCCTACCTAGCAGCAGAGCAGATGAAAGCGCAAGCCAATATGCAGACAGATATGGCTAAACTGCAGCTTGAACAGCAAAAACTAGCTATGGAAGATGATCGCAAGCGTGACCAGATGGATCAAGACTTGCTGGTAGAT